TGTACTCCGGGGACAGATTTAACGCTGTCGATTTTAACCGTATCAAAAACAACCTCGACTACCTTAGAGAGCTTGCTATTACTCTCTATACCGAATTTTCCATTGTTTCTCTCGGTTCGGACAGAACCCCGGCTGATTACTTCTATGCTGATGAAATTAACCAGCTTGAAGATAATCTGAAAACAATAAATGCAAAAACCCTCAAGAGGTCGTATGGTACACCACCAGTTTACATAGCAAACGGAAAGACGATGGATTTCACAGAGCTTAACAGGCTGGAAAATGCCATACTCGACCTTTACGACAGACTCACGAATGAGTCAGAGGGGAGGAGAATGTTTCAATGGAATTTCGGAATGAAAGGAGGATTGTAAATGGCTTGGGAATTACTACCTGTTAATTATACGGACGCTGTTTGGAGTGGCTACAAAAAGTACAATATGCTCAACAATGACGATGGTACGATTTCGCTCCAAGATGTAACCGTATATAGCCACAAAGAAAACTCGTTTTTCGGGGCAAAAGACGCTAACCGTATGAATGAAGCATTGAATACGATTATGTCTATGCTCGAAAACGGAACTGACCTGTACACAGCTTTTCAAAATTACTTCACGATACAACAGGAGCTTTTCAAAGAGACTGCCGACAACACACAGGCAGACTTCGAGGACTATGTATCTGACCTCAAGGCTGAGGGAGACGAAGCAATCAATACGATTAAGACTGATTACAGGCAAGAAATGAACACCTTTGAGAGTGAACAACAGGCACTCTTTACAGCGTGGTTCAACTCAGTCAAAGACCAGTTATCCGAAGATGTAGCTGGTAGTTTGCAGTCTCAGATTACAGAAATTGACGGTAAACTGAGCAACCTCGAATACATGACATTACAGAATGATTTTACTGTTCCTATCGCTGTTGATGATAGCGGTACTGTACTGCTTGTAGACGATGTAGGTGTAGCAATCGTAGCAGATTGGAAATATAAGGAGGTATAAAAATTATGAGTGCTATCGCTATTGAAACCAAAAAAGCTACGGATTTGTCAATCATTACTGCTCCGGCGAGTGATAATGTGTTGCTTATCCACGATGGTACAGGTCTGAAACAGATTACTTTTCAGAACCTTGCCAACAAAGTAAATGAACCTATCGAAAGTAAGATTGCCCCTCTGCTTTTTACTAACGCTGGTTCGCACAATGCAATTTACAGAGGAAAATCCCTCGGTACTTCCGTTACCGCTGAACAGTTTGCGGCGATTAAGGCTGGTACATTCGATGATATGTACATCGGCGATTACTGGACGATTAACAGCGTGGTATATCGAATTGCCGCTTTTGATTACTACTATCAGACAGGCGATACAAGTTGTACCACACATCATGTAGTCCTTGTGCCGGACGGTAATATGTACACCCATGTAATGAACGATACGAACATTACGACTGGTGCGTATGTCGGCTCGAAGATGTACACCGAGGGTCTGACACAGGCGAAAGAGACAATCAATGCCGCTTTCGGTTCTGCTCATATTCTCAATCACAGACAATATTTGCAGAACGCAGTTACCGATGGTTATGCTTCGGGTGGTAGCTGGTACGACAGTACCGTAGAGCTTATGACCGAACAGAATGTGTACGGTTGTAAGATTTTCGGAAATGTATGTAATGGCTCGGCACTTCCGAACAGTTACACCATAGATAAGAGTCAGTATCCGCTGTTTGCTTTCAGACCGGATATGATTTCTAACAGAGCGTGGTTTTGGTTGCGTGATGTAGTTTCCGCTTCTAATTTTGCCGATGTCTACAGCTACGGTCTTGCGGACTACGGCCACGCTTCTGGCGCTCGCGGTGTTCGCCCCGCTTTCTCAATCTGTTAATCAAAAATCTTCGCCCCCTTGTGGGGCGAAGTAAAGCACAAGTGAGGTATTAAATTATGTCAGTATTGAAAAGTAAAAGGAAAGCGTCTCAGTTTGAGGTTTTCCACCATTTGAATAAATTGAGACGAGACATTACTGATTTACTGCTTCGTGATTTCGGTTACAGCTTCGAGAAAGCTGAGAAGCGTCTTGAAAAGAGACTCGGAGGTAGAAGTTATGAAGAACTTACCGACAAAGAAAAAGAGATTTACGACAGGCTAAAGAAGCGTTGGATAGCCTTTGACGAGTGGTTTATCGCTGACGAGCGTAAGGTCGTTACGGACTGTCTGAGAGACATTACACAGGAGGTTTATATTGCAAACAGTATTTACCCTACCTGTTGGGAGGAATATGTCGAAAGACGACTCCACCAAGACAGGGCTGTTGGTTATTGTTATAAGCTCGTACAGGAATTGCAATATGCAATCGAAACACTCCCTGTCGATGTGAACAGTTTTACAAGGTTCGGGGACGCAATACAGACGGAAATAAACCTCATAAAAGGTTGGAGAAAATCTGACAACAAATTCAAAGGGGCAATCTCTAATTCCGCTTCTAATTTTGCCAATGTCAACAACAACGGTAATGCGAACTACAACAACGCTTCTAACGCTAACGGTGTTCGCCCCGATTTCAATTCCGCAGTTAAATAGCCATTTGAGCGTTCTGCGGACAGAGAAAGGAGAGATTGTCCTTCCTTATGGTAAATGCTAAACACGACACCACTTCTTACGAGAACTGTGGTTATCAGCGTGAGATATTTGATGGAAATTCATTATATGACGCTTTTGTGAAAGCAAAACAAGGAAGTGACTGGAAACCACAAGTCCAACAGTTTGAAATGACCTATCTCTTAGGTCTCTCGAAGTTACAAACGGAGGTTGAGAATAAAGAGTATGAATTTCTCCCGGCTACGAATTTCGTATTAAGGGAACGAGGTAAAACACGATATGTCAGCGGCGAACAAATACCCGACAGAATAGTAAAACACAGCTTATGTGATGAACAGCTCCTACCTATCATTCGTAAATATCTGATTTATGACAATGGAGCGAGTCTTGCACACAAGGGTATTGACTTCCAAAGACGAAGACTGCTGGTACATCTTCGTAAGTATTACTCTCAGCACAAAACAAATGACGGATATATCCTACTGATAGATTTCTCGAAGTATTACGACAATATCAGACACGAGGACTTAATCGAACAGTTTGAGCAGTTTATTCATAATGAACACGCATTATGGCTTCTGAGAAAGACAATCGACCACGCAAAAGTCGATGTTTCGTATATGACAGACGAGGAATACGCTAACTGTATGAATACGGTGTTTAACTCGCTCGAACATGGAGCAATCGACAGAAAGCTACTTACAGGCGAAAAGTTTATGGCGAAACACCTAAACATCGGAGACCAAGTAGCACAGGTCGCCGGAATTACATACCCGATGGAGATTGATAACTATGTCAAAATCGTTAAGGGTGTGAAATTCTACGGTAGGTATATGGACGATAGTTACGCTATTCACGAGAGTAAAGAGTTCTTAGAGGATTTGCTACGAGATATTGTCCGTATCGCAAATAGTATCGGTATAACCGTCAATTTGAAGAAAACTCGAATTTGCAAGCTGTCGGACTATTGGAGATTTTTACAAGTCCAATACTCGCTGACCGAAACAGGTAGGGTTATTCAAAAAATCAATCCTAAGCGTCTTACCGCTATGAGAAGAAAAATGAAAAAGCTCTGCTACATTCTCAGTCCTACGGATTTCGAGAATTGGTTTCAATCGTGGTTTAAGGGTCATTACAAACTTATGAGCAAACTACAAAGGCAAAATATATGTACTTTGTACGAACAATTAAAGGAGGTATGTAAAAATGTACACAATCACATTGAGTAATGGTACGAAACTCAAGAACCTCGAACTCAACGGAAATAATTACATTTCCGAGACGATTATCGAGGACTCGGTATTTGACGGTGGTCTTGATACCGTAGTAATCTCCGATGGCGAGACTACCGAGACCTTTACCGATATGCGTCTTATGAGCAATCGTGTAGACAACGGTAAGTCTTGGTTCGTTCTTGGAGAAAAGACCGCACAGCAGAAGAAAGAAGAAGCTCTCTCCCTCGAACTTGAGGAAATGAGACAGGCTATGAACGCACTTTTGACAGGGGAGGTACAGTAATATGAATTTGACTCAGACTGCCTTAGAAATGAGAAAAGCTCTGCAATATTTTGTAGGTACGCTTGACGCTGATACTCAGCTTGAAATGATGTTGGAAATTCCCTCTGTATATCCGGCTTATGCTGTTGGAGTGGCTTATAAAACAAAAGAGGTATTTTCCTATGGTGTAAACTCCGTAGGCGACCCTCAGCTTTATCAAGTCCTCCAAGACCACACAAGCTCCGCTGAATGGACTCCCGATACCGCTGTGAGTCTGTATAAGGCGATTGGTGTGAGCGAAAGCGGCTACCCGGAATGGGTACAACCTTTGGGAGCTACGGACGCATACAATAAGGGCGATATTGTCAGCTACAACGGTACGCTGTATATCTCCACTATTGACGCTAATACTTGGAGTCCCGAAGCATATCCGGCTGGCTGGGAGGTCTACACCGAGTAACCAATTAACGGAGAGGGAGAACTTCTCTCCCTCTCTATCACAGTAAGGAGAACACACTATGATTTCAGAAACCACACTAATTGTAAGTATCGTTGGTGCTGTTTTCGCAAGTACCGGGTTTTGGGCTTTTCTTACATTTCTCATTCAGAGAAAAGATAAAAAAGATAGTGCCGAGAGTCAAATGCTTAAAGGTCTCGGACACGACCGCATTATCTATCTCGGTTCTTGCTACATAAAACAGGGCTACATTACTAAGGACGATTACGAAAATCTCCACGATTATTTGTATATTCCTTATAAAATGTTGGGCGGCAACGGTACAGCAGAAAAGATTATGAAAGAGGTAGAGAAACTTCCTCTCAGAGAACAGGAGGGGTAAATATGAGCAATCAGTCGTTTATTGAACAGATAGCGGCACTTGTAAAAAAGTATGCTCCCTCTTATGGTATCGCTGTGTACTCTCCGATTATTGCTCAAGCAATCTTGGAGAGTGCGAGTGGCACTTCCGAACTCGCTGTAAATGCTCATAACTACTTCGGCTTGAAGTATCGTAAAAACAGGTGTAAGACCTGTATCGGTATCTATACAAAAGTCGGTAGTGAGCAAAACGCTGACGGAAGTTATACAAGCTCCTCTATGGAGTGGTGTAAGTTTGCGGATATGGAAAACGGAGTAATCGGTTATTTCGATTTTATCAATATCTCCAACTACGCTAATCTCAAGGGTGTAACAGACCCTAAGCAGTATCTTGAAAATATCAAAGCAGACGGTTACGCTACTTCCCTAAATTATGTTGACAATCTTATGAATGTCATAAGTCGATACAACCTAATTTCATACGACAAGGAGGTAAACGAAATGGGTTACACAAACAGTCCTTTGGTATCTTATACCAAAATCAGTCCAAACAGGACAAGTCCGAGAAATCATGCAATCGACACTATCACAATCCATTGTGTAGTCGGTCAATGCTCTGTTGAAACTCTCGGAAACATCTTCGCCCCTACCAGCAGACAGGCTTCTTCCAATTATGGAGTCGGTGTAGACGGTAGAATTGGTATGTATGTCGAGGAGAAAGACCGTTCTTGGTGTTCTTCCAATGCGGCAAACGACCATAGGGCAATCACGATTGAGGTAGCAAGTGATACTACCCACCCTTACGCTGTCAATGACAAAGCGTATGCGGCTCTCATTGACCTTGTTACCGATATTTGCAAGCGTAACGGTATCAAGAAGCTCATTTGGTCTACGAGTAAGAGCGACAGAGTAAATCACAAAAACGGTTGTAATATGACCGTACATCGTGATTACGCAAACAAGAGTTGTCCGGGAGATTATCTCTATAATAGACATGGAGAAATCGCCGCTGAGGTCAACAAGCGTTTGAACGCTACCGAGGAAAAGACTGAGGACAAGCCTACGACTGAAATCCTGTATCGTGTACAGGTCGGGGCTTATTCTAAGAAAGC